TCATGCCGCCCGCATAGCGCGGAGGCGTTTTAAGTGTTCTGCTGTTTCGATTTCTTCGGCGATCCGCTCTGCCTGTGCTTTGGTAAGCGGCTCGAATTCTTGCTGAAAGCGGCCCATGCTGGCGATGCAGGTGCGACCGTTTCTGATGTAGTGGATGACTTCGTGGGTAGCGCGGAGGATTTTGCAGGGCGCCCCGTGGGGATCTGCGTACCAGGTATTAGGCTGGATTATCCTGAACATTGGCTGACTCCTGCATCATGAGGAATACAATCATTGCTCCTCGCAAAGGATTGGCCTCAAATACTGGACTCACACCTTTAGCGTCAACACACCATTCGGTTAATTGGTCTAAGAAAGAAATTCTGTATTTTTCAATGATCGGCCATGCGTCTGTAGGGTTGTTGCAGTAGTCACCAATGGCAACATATCTTGCCGATGGATTTGCCGACTTGTCCAGCAAGGCCATCGACACTGCGCTGTTAATCTCAAAGTCACTCAGCTTGCTGTAATCCATCACATCCTCCCAATCTTCTTACGTAATTCCATATTGCTCTGGCAATCCACGCACATCGTGCATCCCGGATAAGCTTTCCGTCGCGCATCAAGTAACTTGTCACCGCATTCCTCACAGTGCGTTGCTGATACTGCTGAGTGGTTGAGTCTGTGAGCCTGAATAGCATGGTCGCGCATCATCTCTTCGAGAGCGCTGGCCTGATCGATGATTTCAGTCATGATTGCTCCTCAGGGAATTCAAATGGAGAAAATTCAACAATCTCCCACTCCCATCCAGGCGCAATCTCAGAACGACCATATTCGTCGTACTGCCCTTTGAACCAACTACATTCAATGGCGTAGGTTCCATCAGTTGGTAGATGGTCATCGCGGTTTTCGATGATTTCCTTCTCAATAGCCTGTAAATCACTAATGGTGCAAGCGCCACGAACTCCACAGATATATGGCTCGCAAGCATCATCCATTACGAGTAAATCGATAGTTACCTTGCTCATAATCAGTGCTCCATGAACTGTCGGTTAATTCGGTTGAAGGTGAACGCGAGAAAATAAAAAGGCCGCCTAAGCGACCTGGTAATTAGTGGTTTCATGCTGCGCGCTCCGCGTTGTGTTTGAATGCCCACTTTCGGAAAGCTTTCTTCAGGTCGCCTTTTGTGTAACGCATGCCGCGGCGCGGATTGTGCCGGGAGTTACGCGCACGCTTTTCAATTGCCCCACTGAACAGGCAACCGGTAGCGTCATCCATATTCATGAAGACACTTACGATATTCTTCATCCCATACTGAACGAGCACGACAGGCTTAATCTTCTCAGGGTGTTTCCACGCTTTTTTGTCACTGAACATCGCCATGCGCATATAAGTGCGAAAGTCATTCGATTTATCGCCGGCTTTCATTTTTCGGAGGTATACCGCGCCTTTTCTGTATTTGCTCATTGTTCGGCTCCAAACCGCCCGTTAAGGCGGCCAGTTTTGACGACGAACTCCAGGAGGCTAACTCCCAGAGCTTCTATTTTCTTGTGATGCTTGTTGATGATGGGAGGCACCGTTTCGTTCCAGTTAGGCTTTGGCTTCTTGCGCATGGCCTGCTGGATTTCCTCGGTGCAGCGACGGCAGGCTGCGCGGATGGCGTTTTCATTTGCTGGCGTCATGCTGTCTCCAGGCGATTGAGAAGTTTCGCTCCGAAAGTCATTAGTTCGTCCCGTTCCACAGTTGCGAAGTGGCAGTGTGTACGCGGGTACGGTCGCCAGATGATGAGCATCGAACCTTTATTATTTCCCGATACCGGCTTACAGGTGACCGGGTTGATAAATGCCAGCCGACCGGCGGTGATGAATCGCACTTCGCTGGCAGACTGAATAGCTTCCCGGAACCAGCCGACGGACGTATCAGCCGGAACCAGCATGACGGTGCCGATCTGGTTCTTGCTCTCCGTTGCAGCTTTCTTCACGAATGGCGTGATGTCGCTATAAGGTGGGTTGATCCAGACGTAACCAGGGATGGCGAGGTAACCGGCCCACGGCGTTTCCAGCGTGTTCTGATCGGCGGTAATAAACTTGCGGCACAGCGCGTTATGCGGCGCGGCGGCTGCGTCCAGTTGAAAGCAGAATTCAGCATCCAAAGCTGCAAACAGTGCCGGTGGAGTGCGCCATAAATCACGCTGATCCGCCGGCGTGTTGCTGCCGGTATAATCGGTCATAATTCCTCCCGTTCAGGATTTCTCACGTCCCACCCGTTGCGCTCAATATTCACCTGCAGGCGCTTATCACCGACCTCTTCGATACTCCTACCTGTAATCTCGGCAACTTCTGCGTTGGTGTAGCGCATGAGTATTGCTAACTCTCCCGTTGACCATTCACGCATAGTTAATCCTCCAGAGCGGGCCAGTGCGTCACGCTTGCTTCTGACTGAGTAAATGGAGCGACCGGTTGCCGTGGCTATCTCTTCCTCTGAGAACCGGCCAAAGAGATGAAGCTCGGCTGCCGTCCATGGTCTGCCTGTCATCTTGCTGATAAGTTGTGCGCCGATACGTGATGCCTGGCGAGTGATTGCCGATTCGGAACGCTCTAGTTTTTCTGCTATTTCTGAGCGGGACATCTTCATCCCAACCTCGTGCAGAAACAGGTTTTCAAATGGTTGCCAAAGTTCGCTCATTGAAAGCACCTGTTATTTGATGATTAGTGATGGCTTACCGACTTTTAACTGAGCGCCGGGGATATCAATTCCGGCCTCAATTTGATGCTTTATCGCCAGTTTGTCAGGCTTGATTGTCGTTTCATACTCGACAAAGTCAGGCGGGATAGCGTTGACGTCGGTGATTTCAACGGACTTTGACGGGGCGCGAACAGTTACCTGATGCAATCCGGCTTTCATGGATTTCTTCCCGGCAGTCTCAAGTGATCTGGCGACATATTCTTTAAGGCTAACCACGCGGTTCTCAGATGTTTTTGCGCGATCGATAAGTCTACGAGCCTCTTCCTTGAGAGCCTCGGCATCAGCCAATTCGTTTTTGCAAACAGCAAGAATTTGCTCGACCTTCGCCTCTAGCTCCCACTCAATTCCATCAAGAGTGTCGGCAATCATTTCAGGCGGAATATCTGAGTCGGTAAGTTTGGCGAAGTCGTTGGCGATCTGGTAAAGAGCGGTCATTATGCGGCCTCCTCAAATTTGATTTTGCATTCTGAATAAATGGCTTGAATGTTTTGCTGTAACTTCATCCCGGCAGTGAGTCGGTACGCATCAGCAAAATGACGCTTCAGATCTGCCATGGTTTCGGCCTGAGCCATTTCTTCACACAGCGATTGCGCCTTATCCATGATTTCTTGCTGCTGCTTTCTGGCGTCCTCGCGAATATCTTCCTCTGACTTGTGCTGCATTACCGGCTCTTGGAAAACACCTTCATCTTCGTTGATGACGTGGATCGCGTTATCCAGGCGCTCAGCACGAGGCCAATACTTGCTAGCCCGCTTAACGATGGTCTTACGCGCCATTTCTTCCCAGAAGTTCTTCCATGGTCCATTCTTGGCCTTACTGGTAGCTTCAGTTGCTTTGATTTCTGCCAGGCTCATTTCTTCTGTCAGGTAATCGCCGTCAGCAGTTTTAACCGTGCAGTAACCGCCGACTACGTCACCGCGATCGCCGAATGCGTTGTATTTGTGCGTGGGTGCGGTATCAAGTCCGTTTGATTCGTACGTGTCGTTTGAATAAACCAGTTTGCACTGGCCCCACTTAATGGATCCGGTAGACTGCGCAAGATGGAGAAGTCCCATATAGCTGATATCAAGACACACCATGCCGTCGCGTGGGACCAGATAAGCCAGCTTGCTAGCCGGGTTAAGAGTGATGCCGATTGCCGCTACGTTGATGATGGCGTTCTGTGCGCTGGTAGGGTTTGATAGTGCCGTATTGGCTAAGTAGTCGTTGCGCTGGAAGTACTGAATAGCGAACTGGCTTTCCTTAGCCCATGTGACTGACTGGTCTGTAACCGCCCCAACAAAGAGCGGCTCCTGTTGTTTAACGAACTCAACAATGCTGAGGCTCATTGTTACTATCCCTCATCAATATCTGTTTGGTGATTGGCGATTGTCTCTGCCATGTAGCGAATAAATTCGGCGGCCTTTTCCTGAAACTCGACGTCATCATCGAACGCCTTTGAAATTGCCTTCTTACTGGCTCCGCGTCGTTGCAGTTCGTCAACGCACAACGACTCCAGCTTGCTCTGTGGCAATCCTTTCTCAAGGTCATTAGCCAGTTCAGATTCACGCTCTTCTCTGGCTATTTTCTGATAATGGCGCGTCCAGTTCTGCGCCTCGATACGGTCTTGAGCGAGATATGCAGCCATAATCGGCTCCTGAAATTTGGTTGTGCGCTTCCCGTCTGCGATAGCCGGACGAGTAGGGAAATGGGTGGGGGATATGGCGTATTTGGCTAGCTAATTGCTTCGTTAAGCATTTTCTCTATGGCCTGCTTGCCATCATTTATTTGAGCAACCTGCTTATCGAAATTCTCTTGGTAATGGGCGAGATTCTTTTCAGATGCAGAGAAGAGGCGGTCTTTGATTTTCTGTAACTCATCCCTGCTGAAAACGATACCCATCTTGCTGCACTTTCTGACATCATCAATGCTCAAACCGTTTCCATTAAGCCTGTCCAGAGCAATGCGCTTGACGCACTGTCTAGCTTCTTCAATGCTCTTATAGAACTCAACCGTATCGGCACCACCACTGCCATCTGAATAACGATTCACTCGTAAAGCGATATCTCCGTTAGTGCTTCCTAAAAGAGATAGGCACTTGATGCCTTCAAAATTTTTGCGTCCGTAATAGTTGTCAATTGAAGACATGAAATCTTCAAATCTTTCAATGGAAGGCACACTGTAATCACGACGAATGGCAAATTTAACCTGTCCGGTTATTACATCAGCGAAATGGTTTAAGTCAGCCTCATTGATATGATCAGAGAGCGCCTTGACCTGCTTAACCATTTCTCTCCAGAAGCTTAATGTGTTCTGTAGGTTGCTAATTTCCGAGTTGATCTTTTCAATTTTCAACTTCGCATCAGCAAGGGCTTTTTCTTGTTTTGCTTTTTCACGAGACGACCATGTTTCAACTGGCTGGTCATGTAGGCTCTTCACCACAAACCGCTCGCCACCAGGGATTTCGTCACCCTGTTGCGTGACAAACACTTCCTGAACAATCGTTTCCTGATTGTTCAATGCACCAACGACAACGACCTTACGGCCATCAGACAGAAATTTAGTTTCCATGATTTTTCCTTAATGACTTAATCCGCCACCAACACCATTGAGATAAACCTCAACCAGAAGGTCACGAGTAAATGTGCGTTCGATGCCGCGATGGAGATACAACTTCCCACGTTTATGTGCTGATGCCGTCCATGTCGCATCTTTGTGCTTTACCAGCATTCCAGGCTGAACAGCACCGCGGTTAACTTCCTGCGTTCCGTAATGATGTAGGCTCATGATTTACCCTCCACCTGCTGCAATATCCCGGCAATGTGCATCTGCCAGCGGTTCATTGTGATTTTCTCGCGAGGTTTATCGACTGATGAGAGTTGCCACTCGTTGTCGTTGAGTTTTGATGCGTGGTACTGCTTGCCGTTGTGGGTGACTGTCATGACTTAGCCTCCTGCTTTTCTTTGATGTCAGCGCGGAGGTGAATTTCACGACCATCGGGAAGTGAAAATACTTTTATGTCGTCGGTCTTCGCGAGGTAATGAGCTGTGGCATGAAGAACCTGGTCAGTAACATCAAACTTCTCGCCAATAAATTTCATTGCGCCAAAAGCAAAGTTCTTTGCTGGCTTTGCTCTTCCAGCGTATATGCGGTTGGTAAGTCCGCTGCGATTCACCATGATTGGATTGCTCATAATCATCTCCGCGCTTAAGCCGCGCCGCTGAGCTAAAGACCTCTGCATGCAATTTTCATCGCTGCACATTGTTAAGCGGTGGATAGCCGCCGTGATAACAGAGCACCCTCGTGAAGGCGCTGTGGTATCAGCAATAAAAAACCCGCCGGAGCGGGTCTTAAATTTCAGTCAGTCTTTTATGAACTCATCCGTTACAACCGATTGTTCCCCCGAATACAGGACAGCGCCGACAACTTCAACGACGATAACTGCTTGTGGATTAGCGTTATCGTTTAGCCATTTGATAAGCGGCTTCACTGCTTCTTCGAAACTTTGACTCTCTTCCATCGCCTTACCCTCTGTTTGTATCGTGAGCTAATAAAAAGGCCGCCAGTTAGGCAGCCTGTTCTGTTGGAAGTCCAATAAGCCGATTTAGGTCTTCAACCTTTAATGCCGGAAGTGTTTGCTTAGCGGTATCCACACCGTCGGGGATCAGCTCTTTGCTTTCAGGCCACACTTCAATCAGGCGTTTGATGGTTGTCACTGAATTCAGCGCCGCCCAGACAGTGGTTTCGATATCTTTTTTTCTAGCTTCCAGTTTTGCTGCCGCTGCAAAAACCTCATCGAAACGGGTGGTTATTTCATGATCTGCTGCAAACAGGCATCGGTCTCTTTCTGGGGTAAGAAGCTCGAAGGTTTTACCTTCGTTATCTTCGCCATATGAGCACCATCCAAGTCGCCTTCCGCCTATTGAGATGCAAATTGTCTGGTCCTTTCCGTCTGGACTGTAGATAGAAACTCCTGAATCAGTTAACTCCTTTTCAATTTGCTCAAATTTCTCGTACAGACGATCAAGCTTTTCAGATTTCTCTTTCCCGCCGAGAGCAAAGACCCTGGCGTCACGGGCTATTTCTTGACGCTTAACCTGTAGCGCCTCAAGCTCTGCAATGACACCTGATTTGATTAGCGCGTTCTTTGCAATGCGCTCCCGGAAAGCATTTGTTAATCGTGTTGAAGACATACCCTCACCTCATAAGTTAATTAACGCGCCGTAACCGATTTGCTGCTGCGATGTCCTGCGGCGTATAGCGCAACATCCGGCAAACATGCAGATCCGCCTGTATTGCTGTCACGCAGACTACCGAGCGAAGTGGCGCGGTCTACTCGTGACATATCATGCTTAACTCCATGTAACGCGTTCTGAGCAGCCTCAGCGCGTCGTTTAGCCATCAGCTCACCACGTTTCAGATAACGCCGTGTAACGCTGTTGCTTGCGATAAATTTGGTCATATGTCCTCCAATGGTTGCTTTAGGGTGTGACGCTCAGATGTTTATCTTCTGAGTTGCTTTCTATGCAGCTGCATTTCGTCACACTCCAAAGCAACTTCCTTTGGTCTCCCACAAGGGCGGGAGAAGCAACCCCATCATGTTAAAGAGCTGAGACTCAATTCCTTGTCTCGGTGGTGCGTCCTGCTGATGGGTTAAAGATACAGATAAAACTGTATTATCGTCAACAGATAAAACTGTATTATTTTTTGTTGGTAACATATGTACCTGTAATTTATTGATATTTATTTTTGTATAGGCGTAAAAAAACCGGCCTAAGCCGGTTCTTTCAGAGATGGCGGGTTGGCGCTAGCGCTTGCGTCGATAAATTCTGTGCTCAATCATAACGCCGATGATTGTTAGGGGCTGGATGCTGCTGTTTATTACAGGGTAATCATCGTTCAATGGCACAAGTTCAAAGTGCTGACACCCGTTCATATCAGTAAAAGTAGGTCGATACTTTTTGAATGTGGCCTGATCGCCACCATTTTTAGCTACTACGAATTCGCCAGGAACCGGCTCAACTTCAGGATCGACGATAATCACATCTCCGGCTTTGAAGTCTGGCTCCATTGAGTCACCTTCAATACGCAGGGCAAAGCTATGCTCTGACAAATCAAGATCGGTAAGGATGTATTCTAAGCTACCATCGAAGGCCTCTATAGGGTTCTTCTCAGCTAAGGCCCCAGCTTGCACATAACTAATCAAAGGAACTCTCCTGCTGTTCACTTCAGCTATTGGCATAAATGCGCCGCCATTCATCAACCAGTCAGCATCACAACGCAACGCCTTGGCTATACCAATTATATTCCGTGGCTTGAGAGTTTTCCCGTCTTCAATGCTCTGCCATGACTGCTGACGGATTCCGGCCTTCTCAGCCGCTTCTGTCTGCGTCAATCCGAGCTCAATTCTTTTTTGTTTTACTCGTTCTGCAAGGCTCATAAATACCTCTTTCTGTGTGCCTTGATAGTCACAGCTAAAACTGTAATTGACAAACAGAAATAACTGTCACAGAATACAGATAAAACTGTGGAGGTGATATGGAAACAATTTCTCAGCGCCTCAAGCAAAAACGTGAAGAGATGAATCTGTCTCAATCCCAGCTGGCAACACTGGCAGGAATGAAACAGCAGTCCCTTCAGGCCATCGAGGCAGGGACAACGAAGCGTCCACGTTATTTGGTTGAGTTGGCTCGTGCGCTTAAGTGCGATCCGGAATGGCTGCTCTTCGGCGACAGTCGCCAAGCTCAGCACTAATAGAAACACCGCTCTTTAACATCGCTGCTCATCCTCTCCGCCCTTGTGGAGATAACAACTACGCATCACAGGATGCGCATTAACCATTTTTTACACCAAAGGAATTATCACAGATGGAAAACTCAATTAACCGCAACAAGGTCAATGCCCAGCGCATTTTGTCCTGGTTGCTTAACCAAATCGCCATGAAAGGTGGCAACAACGTAGCTAAAGAGATCGGCGTTGATAAAGCGCAGATAACCCGCTGGAAAGAAACGTGGCTGCCGAAGATGGCAATGCTGCTGGCTGTTCTGGAATGGGGTTTCGTTGATGACGATATGGCGCGATTGGCAAGAGAAGTCGCCGCAGTTCTCACAAAGAAAAAATCCCCGACGGTCGAGGTCGAGGATTCAGATCAAATCACCATGCAATTCTGAGTCGAATAACTGGATCAATTCACAGGAGTAATTATGCCTGGACTAAATGCACAAGTAAACCATGACATTCGAGCCGGTGACCGATTCGAAACAGTCTACCCATTCATTTTTGTTTGTACGGATTACCAACTCTACAACGGCGATGTTCACACGGACGAGAGGTGGATTGGCGGATGCAGGAAGACGTCAGAACCAGCTGATTGTGGATATGGCGAACAGACAGTTTATACGGCCGACAAAGAAGGAAAGAGAATCCTAGAGGTTCTTTCCGTTGCCGATATGCCAGGCCAATGGCAGAGACGAATCATTTATGCCTGCCATCTGATTGACCCCGATGGGCGAGAGAGGAAGGGCAGGAAAGCATACACGGTAACAGAGGCCAGATTCCTCAAGATGACATCTGGTTACTTCACAGATTACGGACTGGAGGATGATTGATGGCCCGTTCAAGAAATATCAAACCAGGCTTTTTCACAAACGATGAGCTGGCCGAATGCTCTCCATATGCACGCCTACTTTTCGCCGGGCTGTGGACAATTGCAGACAAAGAAGGGCGGCTGGATGATCGCCCTAAAAAGGTTAAAGCAATGGTACTGCCTTTCGATGATGTGGACTGCAATGATCTGCTTCAGCAGCTTCACAGCCACAAATTCATCAACCGATATCAGGTAAATGGCGATTCATACATCCAAATAAATAACTGGAAGAAGCACCAGAACCCTCACTGCAAAGAAGCTGCTAGTGAGATACCAGAACCAGTAGAGAACAATGACAGCACCGGACAAGAACAGTGCAAGGACGACAAAGATGAAGACAAGAAGGATACTGACTCACCTCAAGTCATTGAAAATAATGAAGCACAAGAAAAGCACCATGCAAGCACAGTACAAGAACCAGTAGAGAACAATTTAAATCCTGCTGATTCCCTTAACCTGATTCCTGATTCCCTCATCCCTCATACTGATTCCCTTTCTAACACCCAAGCCGCTGACGCGACTTGTGAGGGGGCTGAGGCTGATGTCCATAAAATTTCAAGTCGCTATGCATTCGAAGGAAATATCGTTCGGTTAAACCACAAGGACTACGAAGCCTGGAAACGCCTGTATCCGAACATTGACCTGAAGTACGAACTGGAAAAGCTGGATATCGAATTTAGCCATGAGAAGCCAAAGAACTGGTTTATCACTGCTAGCCAGAAACTTAGCTACCAAAACAAGCAGGCGGCACAACGCCCTGTCAGGAAAGTTGCAAACGGGCTTCAGTCTGAAGGTTTCGCAACGAAGGACTACGGAAAAACTGAAATGCCTGCATGGGCTCAGGAGTGATCATGACACTGGAAGAAAAAATATCGAGCCTCGAAAAGCGCATTGCCGAGCTGAGCGAGCCTCCCGCGCCGATTGAAGATACTGACATCGTTATCAGCACGGAGAGTTGCGAAAAGCATGGTGATTTTGAGTGCAGGACGAGAATTTACACGGGAAGCATCATCAAAATTCCGCCAAGGCCAAGCATTTGCCCGGGCTGCATGCGCGATGAGCTTATCAAGCTGCAAGCTGAGAAGATCCGCATAGATGAGGATTCTCGCAAGCGAAACGTTGAGCGGCTACTGGATAGCCTAGACATCCCAAACCGATTCCTGTCCTGCACCCTGCAGAACTACGAACCGGTGAACGATGACGCTAAGCGAGCATTGAAGGTTTGCCAGGCATATGCAAGCAGATGGCCTGAGCGTTTGCAGAAGGGAGGGGGTCTGGTTATGTGCGGAAAGCCAGGGACCGGCAAGAACCACCTAGCGCTGGCTATAGCTCGGCATGCAATCACTGAGCATCAAAGCTCGGCTGTATTCACCACCGCTCTGAAAATTGCCAGAGAGTACAAATCAACCTGGTCGAAGGGCTCAACACGTACTGAAGACGATGTGATCCGCTACTTCACCAAACCAGATCTGCTGATTATCGACGAGGTAGGGGTCCAGTTCGGTAGTGACGCTGAGAAGCTGATCATGTTCGAAATCATTAACACCCGCTACGAGCGCATGAAGCCAACCATCCTGATTAGCAACCAGACCAAAGAAGAACTTTCGGCATTCATCGGTGAACGCGTCATAGACCGCATGAGCGACGGCGGCGGATGCACTCTGTCATTCACCTGGGATTCATACCGCTCGAAGGGGGCCGCATGATGGACAGCGTAAAGCAACGCATTCTTGACTACGTATCAGCTAACCAGCCAGCCAAGGTTGATCTGATTTACAAGGAAGTCGGCATCTGCCGTAACCGGTACTACGAAGAGGCCAAACAACTCCGGTTCATGGGCAAGCTGCGCAGCGTACCTGGCATCGGTGTGTTCCCCGGAGAAGATGCCTATCAGCGCTGGCTTAAAAGTGGTGGATACGAAGAAATCAGACGACGCGCTGTCGATGCAAACCTGAGTAGCCAGGAAGCGAAGGGAATGAAGAAACCGCGTAACAGTGACGACCCGAAGATGTTCGCACCATACGACCCGGCGAAGAATGGAGTCGTGGCTGAGTTCATGCAGAGTGATGCGAGAAAGAGACTGATGATGGTTTACGGGAGGGCATGATGACTATCGCAAAAATAATTGGCGTTCTCTTGATGCTACTGTGGTTCGTTATTGTTCTACAGGCTTTCATGCGCGGAGTAACCGAAGGGAAAGATGCTTTTGGCTATTTCGTAGCAAGCGTATTCATGTGGCTGCTGGTTGCCGTTGCACCGATAGCAATCATCAAATTCGGATGGAGCTACATCAGGTAAATCTGACATGACTGAACCTTACATAGCAGAGCTATCTGCAAGCGTGGCCGTGATAGTCGGCCTTTTTTATGCCCGGAGGAAATGGTGAAAGTTAAAACATCCGATTTGGTCGGAACGCAATTAGACGTTGCCGTGGCATTAGCTCTTGGCGGCGTAATTACTCGACCACAAGACGCGCAGGTTTACCTGAATGAAATGCACCAACTTTGCGGAGAAAGCGCCAAGAGGCATAGCCGATATGTTTTTTCTCCATCTACAGATTGGCAGCAATGCGGAGAGTTAATGGAAAGCCTTCCGGTAAGTTGCTACCAGTCCAAAGACCCATCTACAGGAAAATTCTTTCACTGGGTAGGTGTCAATGAGTCTGGTCATCCAGGGAAAAGGCGAGGGCTAATTGCAGATAACCCCAGGGTGGCAATATGCCGAGCCGCTGTGTTCTCAAAACTCGGTGATGAAGTCGATTTACCAGACGAATTAAAAAATTAACAGGCCTGCTTAGCGGGCCTTTTTTATGAGGGTAGGATTATGACTAGCAGAGAAAAATTTGAAGCTTGGTATCTGGAAAATTGGGGCCACACCGAAGATGACCATGAAACCATGTTTGAGCGCGACCCTGACAGCGATGAAGAATATTACCGTCTTGGCGTTCGTATGGCTCACGGGGCATGGCAAGCATCTGAGTTAGCATCACAACAAAAGCTCACTGACATAGCAGTACAGCTCGCTAACGCCGAGAGCAAGTGCAGGGAGCTGGCGGCGGAGAATGAAAAGCGGAATATGCATAGTGAAGCTCTGGCGGTAGACAATGCAGCATTGCGTGAAGTGGTTGAGCGCATGGTTAACCAATTTGCAATGAGCGGTATTTCTCCAGAGGAGAAGTCAATCAATCCAGCTAAATCACTAATGTTTGATGCTAAATCAGCATTATTTATGCCGACCACCGACGCTTTCCTGGCTGAAGTGCGGGCCAGAGCACTCGACGAATTTGCCATAGCTCAGGATGAGCAAGCCAAAAAATATTATGAGCTTTCACCAGGATGCTCAGGCCAAAACGAATGCCAGTACGCTGCAGGACAGGCATGGTATTCCGCTGAATGCATACGCAAGTCAGCCGCCCAGCTTCGCAAAGGAGCCGCGCTATGAGCAAGTTAACGCGTGAATTAGTTGTAAAAGCAATGCTCAGCAGCATTGAAAATTACGTATTTGAGGTTATCGACTCTGTTGAGAATGAAGTTGGTGTGCTGACCGCAGAAGACCACTACATACTAAATTCTTGGGTCAGAAATGCCGTGGAAAAAGCAGCAACCGAACTGGAGGCAGCCCAATGAACGATATCACAGCACTGGCGCAGCAACTTCGGGCGACGGCAGAGAAAGCCAACGAACACGGAGAGTTCAATATGGCGATGCATACTGTGGAAGTTCTGGCGCTGGTAGAGGCGCTGGAGAAGGCGCAGCAGCAAAAAGAAAGCGACTTTGAAATCAAAGCCCGGCTCTGCAAAGAGAGCAATGGACTACATGACAGATTGAGAGAAGCGGAGAAGCGCATCGGCGAGCTGGAGCGTATGGAGTCGTCACTTCGCCCGGTGGGCGTGATGAGCCAGAAAGCATATCACCGGCTGGAAAATAGAGAATCACGATTTATTGCATTATGGCCCCGCCCTGAAATCTATTTACCGCGCAAGCGTCCTGATGATGGCGTAATTGTCTATGCGCGAATTGCCAACGCAGGCAGTGGCGTGAAGGGGGATTGATATGGCTGACGTAACCAAAATGGAGTGCGTTCATTCCACTAATCCTGAGTGGTTTTCACCAGGTGATATTTATGATTCTGAGAAACGCGGACCTGATATTTGTATTTGTGGTGACAACCTCGTGTCCGACCTTAACCCGGAAGACTGGTACGAGATGAGCCAGCGAGTCGATGGGCTATGGTTTCTTACCGGCTTTCAGCAATCAGTCTTGTTTAGAACCGTGAGGACTAACCCATGACAACTAACCACCCTGCGCACGGTCCTGTATCACTCGATCGCCTGAGCCTTAATGACGCTATAGCCCATGCTGACGAACGCGCAGAAGCATTGTTTGGCCCGTGCGCGGCACAACACGCTCAATTAGCAACCTGGTTGCGTGAGCTACAGGAACGCCGCAAGGCTGATAGCGCTGATCCTGTTTCGTTCGACGAACTGAATGCAGCGGTGGCAGAGGTCACTGGCGGCAATCAACATGCCTGGAATGCCAATATTTACAAGGGACACCAGGAAGTTCCATTCATGAATTACAACTCGCTGGCGCGTATCGTTGATAAATATCGCGTCCCGCAGCCAGCGCCGGTAGTAGTTCCTGACGGTCTTCGACTGGCACTTAGTAATGCTGGTATAGCTGCTCCCGAATCGGATGAAATGCTATCAGCTAAGAGTGAAAAGTTAATCCAGGCGTTAGTTACCTGGGTGAAAGAAAGAAAACCGTTCCAGTCAGCGCCAGCAGTGCCTGAAGAAGTTAGCTGGGAAGATGTTCCGGAGGAAATAACAGAAGACAACATGGAGGTTGCTCTGGCATGGGCGCATGGGTTCAACCAGTGCCGCGCCGCCATGCTTCAGGCGGGCAACTCTCCGGTAACTCCGGATGGTTGGTGTCGAACTTGCCGACCAGTGACGATGAATGATATGCGCTTTGTCGTCTGCCCAGAATGCGGAAATAAGCGCTGCCCGCACGCCAATGACCACAGACATGCATGCACCGGAAGCAATGAACCAGGACAGGAAGGTAGCGCGTACCAAGCAGCACCGCAACAGGAGGTGAAATCAGCTCTTGAACATGGAATGCAGCGTTACGCTGGTGCTATGCAAAAGCTGTCAGAAGGGGATAAGTGATGGCTAACGCAACGTCAAGCAACATTACCCACTCTCAAAATTAGTGTTATAATTATGTCACAGTCGGATTGAGCACCCGGCTGTGACCTCTGCATCTGATTGGGAAATTAGATGCGAAACACAAAGAGTACGACCTACCTTATCCCGTCAGCGTTATCAAATGCTGAGGGTTTTCTGCATTCTGCGGTTTCCTGTGGGGAGGCCGTATGAACATCCCTCAATGCGGCATCAAGCTGCACTCCGGCAACTTCGAAGCTATCGGCAAGATGCTTCATGAGCAACTCGCTTTCGGCCAACCTCTGCGCCTGCAGGTCAAAGCGTGGCGAGAGAAGCGTAGTCTGTCGCAGAACTCACTTTCCCACATGTGGTACCAGGAAATCAGCGCATACCTGATTAAATCCGGCCGCACTGACGCTACCCCTGAGTGGGTTAAGCGCAACCTCAAAAAGACCTACCTCGGCTGCGAGGAAGTCACCTATACCGACTTCATCACCGGCACCAAAGAAACCACCTGGGAACCTCGACACACGTCTCAACTCGATACCGGAGAGATGCACATCTTCCTGTGCAAAGTCGAAGCGTGGTGCGCCCAGTTTGGTCTGGCGCTGACAATTCCATCAGGTTGTGAATTCCAACAATTGCGCGATAAGCAGGAGGCGTAATGGCTGATTTACGTAAAGCAGCACGTGGGCGTGAATGCCAGGTGCGGATTCCCGGCGTATGCAACGGCAACTCTGAAACAACAATCCTTGCGCATATCCGTCTTGCTGGCCTGTGCGGTACCGGAATTAAGCCGCCAGACCTGATCGCAACTATCGCATGTAGCCGGTGCCACGATGAGATTGATCGCCGCACTCATTTGGTTGATGCGGAATACGCGAAAGAGTGTGCTCTGGAAGGTATGGCACGTACTCAGGTTATGTGGCTGAAAGAGGGGCTAGTAAAAGTATGAATACTTATCGGATCAGCCTGGCATGGCCTCCAAGCAATAACCGCTACTACCGGCATAACCGTGGACGTACTCACATCAGCGAGGAAGGGAAGAAGTACCGCGATTTAGTGGCAGAAATCATTAAGGAAGAGATGCTTGATATCGGGATCACCTCACCGCTGAAAGTTCGCATCGAATGTCATATGCCAGATCTCCGCCGACGTGACCTGGACAACCTGCAAAAGGCCGCATTCGACGCGCTGACTAAAGCCGGGTTCTGGGCCGATGACTGTCAGGTTGTCGATTACCGGGTCGTGAAAATGCCGATCGTAAAAGGCGGACGACTAGAATTGACCATCACCGAACTGGAGGTCGCATGAGCACAGAAACTGAAATCGAGCTGGGCAAGGTTGTCGCGTTCCCGACAAAGAAAGATGACCTTCAGGATGGGCTGGTGATTCAGCGCGAGGGGCAGAAGGTGATGTGCCTGCATTCGAATGTGTGGGTTAACGAAAAAGACAGGACGCTACGATGCCGGAGGTGTGAATCACTGATTGAGCCTTTTGACTTCCTGATGACTCTTTGCGACCAGGAGTCTCGTTACATGGAAAGCGTTAAGTACCTTCGCAGGGAAGAAAAGCAGCGTCGCCAGAACATTGAAAAGCTAATCCAGATTGAGAAGAACGCCAAGTCACGTATTCGTCGCGCTGGTGAAAAATCACCGCTCCCTCTATGGCAGAACGAGAGGGTAGAGGAATGACCTTCTCCGACTTCCTGCGTTACCAGTATGAAAGCATCAAGCGAGCTGAGCTACCGCCTATCGCCAGACACAGCCAGAAAACTAATCAGCCATTAGGAGCCGCAGCATGAGAAAGCTAACACCAATCTACTCCATGGTTAATTTTGTCGATGACGCGCATTTCCGCCGCGTTTGGAAGCACCCTAAGATGACCATCACCACTAAGCAACGTGCATGGGTGCAATACATGATGTCTGTATGGGGACGAATTAACCGCGGCGACGATTCTCCTGCTGGAGCTATTAATGTAATTGGTCGACTGATGATTCGCACCTCCTGGAGCCCTGACATGGGTGGGCATATAGAGAGAATGGTCAACTGGCTTTATAGCGACGAGGGAGGGGCGCTTAGAGGTGAGGAGCTCTATAAGAAAGCTCGCGAACTGGTCATTCCTCAGTCATCAGCCAGCAACATCATCGCTCTCGCCAAAGAATCAGATGATGCTGCTTTCGTGGAAAAGGTAATCGTTAAGCTGTTCCATCGGGAAAGCCCGGTTCGCGATTACGCCATTAAACGATATTGCGAAAGCAACTGCACTCAACATATCGCATCAGCAATTAGCCGCATGACTGGTGCCGACATCCAGCAATGCCGCCGCCGGGTAGTCTGGTGCGAGAAAGTATTCGAAGCGGAAATGTTTTATGCCATGAAGCGTGAAATGGAGAATGAGAATGCTCTCATAGCAGCCTAATGAAAAAATATTTGCCAAATATATTGATTTCGCGAAATAGAAGTGCATAATTCAGTATATGCTCGGACGTCAAAGGCGAAAGAGCGCGGTGGTGAGGAAATAAGTAAACATCGCACACCGGGTCGATAGATGCCTTGAGATGAAGCCACCAAAAATTAAGAGCCTCGCAGAAATGCGGGGCTTTTTGCATTCAGGGTCAGAAGCACAGAGGTTGTGCGTTCGGCTGTTAACCGATTGGTCGAAGGTTCGAATCCTTCCTGTCCCGCCAAATACCTACCAGGACCATAAGAGCGAAAGCTCAACGCACTACCCTCATCTTGCCAGCATCGCCGCTGGCTTTTTTATTCGCGCCCATCCATACAGCTAACCACTTACTCCTTGAACGCAATGGGTGAGGCGCTTCTCTACAAACACACAGCTCCCGCTTCACTTGCGAGGAGAGAGACTATGAAGATGCCCTACAAACAAGACTTCATCGCTGCTTTGCTAGCTGCCAAAGAGCAGGGCATTGGCGCGATTCTGGCATTCATCATGGCGTATCTGCGTGGCCGCTATAACGGAGACACGCTATCAAAGACGCTTATTGATGGGTTGATGTGCGCGATGTTTGCCTGGTTCGTAAGAGACATTCTCGTATTCATTGGGCTGAGTACAAACCTTGCCTATATCGGCAGTGTGTTTATTGGTTATCTCGGCACCGCTTCAATTGGATCGCTTATCAAGAAATTCACCGCCAAGAAGGTAGGAGTGGATGATGCAAGCAATTAACCCTCAGCGGAAAGCATTCCTCGACATGCTGGCGTGGTCAGAAGGCACTGACAATGGCCGACAACCGACAAAGAACCACGGCTACGATGTGATTGTTGGAGGTGCGCTATTCTCCGACTACTCAGACCATCCTCGCCAGTTAGTCGACCTACCACGTCTGAAGATTAAATCCACCGCCGCCGGTCGTTATCAGTTGCTGGCGCGTTACTGGGATGCCTACCGGAAACAACTCGGTCTGAAAGATTTCTCTCCTGCCAGTCAGGATGCTGTTGCATTGCAGCAGATTAAAGAACGCCGAGCACTTGAGTTAATCGACTCTGGTGACATCCGTCAGGCCATCGATCGCTGCAGCAATATCTGGGCATCACTACCCGGGGCAGGATACGGTCAGTTTGAGCACAAAGCGGATAACCTTATCGCCAAATTCAAAGAAGCTGGCGGCACGGTAAACGAGCCAAAATCATGAGCAGGTTAACCGCAATCATCATTGCTGTTGTCGTCTGCATCATCGTGTCGCTTGGCTGGGCTGTTAATCACTACCGCGACAACGCCGCCGAATACAAGAAGCAGCGCGATGAGAAAGCTCAGGCGCTGAATCTGGCTAACGCCACCATAACCGACATGACAACCCGGCAGCGCGATGTTGCTGCTCTGGACGCCAAATACACGAAGGACTTAGCTGATGCTAAAAAGCAGCTTGAAGATTTGCAGCGTTGCGTTCGTGATGGCAAGTGTGGGTTGCGCATCAACGCAAAATGTCCCGCGAACGGAACGGCCAGCACCGGCAGCCTGGGCGATGCTTCCGGCCCCCGACTTACAGACGCCGCTCAACGGGATTATTTCACCCTCAGAGAGCGAATCGCCACAGTGACGAAGCAGGTCGGCTATCTGCAGGAATACATCAACACGCAGTGCCTGAAATGATGGACAACCCGCACTAAGAATAGAAGAGCAGTAAACGGCAATATCAGCCTCGCGAAATGCGGGGCTTTTTTTGCCCGCAGTAAAACGCGCATCGCAGCGCATCACAAACTCAGAACCTTTCAGGATGACCCTTGAGGAACCGGCTGGCTGTCGGAGCCTTCTGAGGGCCGTATTCCTGTGCGAACAAGGTTCATCACTCAAAGGAAATACCGACATGAAAAAATCGTTAACTGTGCTTTCTTCTGGTGAAGCTCCGACCATGAGCAGTCTTGAAATGGTCGATTACATTAATGCTGACCGAGAATCAAAAGCAAAGGCTGAAGGGTTATCTTTTCCCTGCCGGAAATACCGCAAACTTTCACATAAAAACCTCATGGCAAAAACGCCAAAAGTACTGGGAGAAACATCAGCTAAGTTTTTAGCCGATGATACCTATACCGCAGGCAATGGCGCTCAGGCATCGCGTCAGGTTTATCACTATCCGAAGCGTGAAGCTTGTTTGATAGCTATGAGCTACAGCTACGAACTTCAGGCCCAGGTGTTTGACCATATGACCGAGCTTGAAGGAGGGAAGGATATCAACCTTCTCGATTTCTCTGGGCTGGCTGACATGGCTATCAGCGAAATGCAAAATCGTGTCGCTTCTGCTGAGAAATTCTCCTTCGAAGAACATGGGCAGACCGGTAGCGCCCTGATGACGCGCCGCAAGAAAGAAAAGAAAGTAATCAAAAGAGCCGAGCAACTTGTGAAGGATCTGATTCAGTTCAAGTTGTGTGACATGGGGATTTCCCTGATGGTGAACCAGCATGACGCCACAGGAATTTATCCATAAAAACGTGACCGCCGAGCTGATAAGGCTCGGTTATGACCAGAATGCGGCAATGACTGGCGCTGACATGGCATTAGATCACTACCGGCGCTGCTCACAGGCCAGCAGGAAGGGGAAAATCTTCGACGATTGTCTTTACTACGCCAAGCAATGGGCTGGTAAGCAGAAGTCGAAACAAAAATAGAGAGCCACTTTCACAACGGTTCTTCATTACAAAGCTCATCTGCGGGTGGGCTTGATAATGCTTACCCGACAAGAAGCAGAGATTTGGTCAACCTGAAAGGAAGGTGGTCATTATCTTAATGGCTGTGATTACAGCAAGTGGCGGCGCAACTCTGGGAAGCGTGGCAATGCTGCGAATATAAAGTTCTGCAAATGGTGTCAGTAAAGTGTCATTGACAGAGTTTTATATAGATATAACAACCCTCATGTCTCGGGCTTCCCCGGTGATGTATTTAAATTTGTAGAGGATTATTCCATATGCCTACTAAATGTATGTCAGTTGGCGGGTACCCAGTAGAAGTAGCTACACCAGAAGATGTGAATGGAGAGTCTTATACGCTTCCAGCAGCAACAACATCCGCAATCGGCGGGGTGAAGAAAATGGCCAATCAGGCTGATACAGCGGCAACCGATGTAGCGGGTCTGGTAACGGACTTCAACGCATTGCTAGCCAAGCTTAAAGCAGCCGGGATGATGTGATGAAAATAATCGAAGCTGTTCGACATGGCGATTTGTCATTTGTGCAAGTCAGGCATGCGGGAGTCCTGGTGACCATGCAGAAGGAGGGCGAACTTGTCGGCATCACGACGAAAGGTCGCGGGAATGTTCGGTTCGCAAAGTCACAAGCAAAATTCATTCATCAAATGTTAAACGGATAGTCAAATGGCAAAGCTCACTGACAAGCAAGAGCTGTTTGCCCGTGAGAATAGGCCAACACCGGGCGATGGCTTTCTAGCAGAGTTTCATCCTTACAATCGCCTTATTCCAGCCGAAGGTGTTCACGACTGGGTTTACGAAAACATCATTTCAGAAACTGGAAAAATTCATAATCCTGACCACATTCATTTGGAATGTGCTGATATTGCTTTCCTGTGGGCGGCGCATGGCTTCACCAAGAAAGGGCGAACAGTCCTCGGGCAATGTGAAGAGGTAATGTTTCGCGCAGGAGGATGGCAGAAAGCAAGGATGGAGCAACAAATGCATGAGTGGTTTGGTCGTCAGCCTGATTATGTAATTACCCTTGCTGCCGATTACTGCTCGCAATGCAGTGACCTTGATTTCTGCGCTCTCATTGAGCACGAGCTTTATCATATTGCACACGAAGCTGACGAATTCGGATCGCCAAAGTTTTATCGAGAAAGTGGATTGCCAAAGCTTTGCATACGTGGGCATGACGTTGAAGAGTTCGTGGGCGTAGTGCGCAGATATGGCGCAAGCCATGATGTTCAGATACTGGTTAATGCAGCCAATCACCCTGCTGAAGTTGCTCATCTTGATGTAGCAAGGGCATGCGGGACTTGTTTAATGAAGCTAGCTTGACGCTTTATTCAGATTGTCATGGAGGTAACCAATGGCAGCACTATCGACAGAGGTAAAAGCCTTCATCGTTCAATCTTTGGCATGCTTTGAGCCACCGACAAAAGTGATTGAGCTTGTAAAGCAGGAGTTTGGAGTTGAAGTGTCGCGCCAGCAAGTCTCTCAGTACAGTCCCGGAAATGCCATGGCGGCCAACCTCAGTAAGAAGTGGGTGGAGCTATTCCATTCAACTCGCGAGAGATTCCAGAGTGAAATCTCAAACATCCCCATTGCCAACAAGGCTTACAGGCTCCGTGTCCTTGATCGGATGATGGGTAATGCCGAAAAAATGAGGAACATCGCGCTTGCTGCGGAAATTATCGAGCAGGCAGCGAAAGAGTGCGGCGACGCCTATTCCAATAAGCACAAATTTGAGCACTCTGGCCCCAACGGCGGCGCTATGGAGGTGATGAATTACACGCCAGAACATTACGCTGCTGCGAATAAAGCAATAGAGGGCAAACTAACCGGGCTGGATTGATATGAGCGAAATAATCGAATGGGAAGATTTGACATTTCCTGAGCGCGTTGTGCTTAAGTCAAAATCCACAAAGTCATTCCTGAACCATACGAGAATATGGTTCGAAATTATCCAGGGTGACCGTCTACTAGTTAACTGGCACCATCGGCTGATGGCCTCGAAAATTGATGATCTAATTTACCGCCGCTTAGAGCCAGGTAACTTGATTATCAACGTTCCTCCCGGTGGAACAAAAACAGAATTCTTCTCCATCCACCTTCCGTCGTATGTCAATGCACTGGTACAGGAAGGCAAGCTCAAGCGCTTCCGTAACCTGAATATCTCGTTTGCTGACACACTGGTTAAGCGTAACTCACGCCGAACCAGGGACATTATCGCCAGCAAGGAATATCAGGAATTCTGGCCTTCTTCATTTGGTGTCAACCAGGCTGAAGAGTGGGAGATAAAGGACGACCGAGGTCGCTCAATCGGACAGACTGTATCCCGTTCCAGTAACGGGCAGATAACCGGCGGTCGTGGCGGATACTTCGGGCCTGAGTTTTCCGGCATGGTTATGCTGGACGACTACAACAAGCCAGTCGATATGCTGAGCGAGTCACGCAGAAACAGCGCTAACACGCTCCTGGTGAACACCATCCGCTCACGTCGTGGTGATAAGTCAAAAGAACATCCAACGCCGTTTGTAAGCATTCAGCAGCGCTTACACACTGATGACGCTACCGGCTTCATGCTGGGTGGCGGCATGGGCGTTAAATTCCATCACGTAGCCATCCCGGCGATGATTGATGAGAAATACATCCAGTCTCTCGCTGAGCCGTGGCGCTCGTTGTGCTGGGAGACGGTTAAAGACACCGATTATGTAGAAGTGTCCGGCACACGATACTGGTCATACTGGCCTCAGATGGAAGACGTGAACGACCTCCTGCAATTGTGGGAGAAAGACCGTTACACCTTTCTGTCTCAGTACCAGCAAAACCCAATGGCACTCACCGGCGGCATTATCGACACCGGTTGGTTCCAGACCTATACCACGCTTCCTAAGTTGACTCACCGCGCCGTTTACGTTGATACCAACAGCGGCAAGGTTGAGGACTGGCTGGACTACACCGTGTTCACGCTGGTTGGCATGGGCGTGGATGGCAATCTCTACATCATCGATGTGGTGCGTGGACGCTGGGACCCGGAAGACCTGCTGAAGAAAGCTGAAGAGGTCTGGGAGAAATGGCGCATGCAAGGTTCAATGCGAATCATGCCAATGCGGCATATGGCTATCGAAGAGAAGCAGGCCGGACAAGGGTTGATTACCACGCTGAAGAAACGCAGCGCAACCCCTGGGCAACTCAGCATACCGGTTAAAGAAATACCCCGAGGTGCAGGCCAGAACAAACTGGTTCGATGCCTCAACGTCATCCCTCAGATAAAGACCGGCAAGGTCTACGTTCCCGCAACGCACACGCAAGATGGTGCGGCGATTATGCACACCTATTACGAGGACGGAACAATCGCTGGGACGACATCTTGGGTGCTTACGGCAATGACCGAGTGCGCAGCGTTCTCTGCTGATGACAGCCACGACAATGACGACATCCTTGATACATGGATGGACGCCATTGATGACAACCTTATTTCCGGTCGCCAGCCAATGGTGATCGACCCAAGTCAACTCAGGAGAATTTAAGTGCGGTGGAAATGGTGGAAGAAAGAAATCGCCGCGCCTGAGCCGGTGAAAGAACCTGAAAAGGTTCAGATGAAAATTAACCCGATGGCTGTCGCTGAGATTCAGGCTAAGCCGCCGAGAGAGTTTAAGCAGTACAAGCCACCAAAAGGAGTTATCCCGGATAGTATCGAGAAAGGCGTACTGGCTATGGACTCAACCCCATACGCAACGCTGAACGAAGCTTACACAGGATACACCTACGGCTACCCTGATAGCTTCCCCGGCTATCCATACCTTGCAACGCTGGCGCAGAAACCGGAATACAGGAAAATGGTCGGGACCATCGCCGAAGAGATGACACGCAAGTGGATCAAGCTCAAAACTGTTGGCGATGAGGATAAATCAGATCGCGTTAAGCAACTCTACGACGCGCTCGACCGGTTCCATGTTCGCGATAAGTTCAGAGAAGCAGCTGAGCATGACGGCTATTTCGGTGGAGGGCAGATTTACATCGATGTGCAGTCAACACGCGGAGTATCTGCCTGGACTGATGATGTTGAGTTGCAGTCCAAACTGTTCCTGTCTGACAAGAAGATTAAGCAGGGAAGCCTGAAGGGCTTCACTGTAATTGAGCCAGTCTGGACCTATCCCGGCGTGTACAACACAGCCAACCCGATGAGTCCTGACTTCTACAAACCAACAGAATGGTTTGTGATGGCAAAGACGGTGAACTCAAGCCGTATGCTGGACTTTGTTTCTCGCGAGGTTCCTGACCTGCTCAAGGCGGCCTACAACTTCCGTGGGTTGAGCCTGACACAGATTGCCGAGCCGTACGTGAACAACTGGTTGCGCACCCGAGACAGCGTCAGCGACATGATCCACTCGTTCAGCATCCCGGTCATCGGAACGAACATGAGCACCATCCTGCAAGGGGGAGGTGCTGAGTCGCTTCTGGCACGATTGCAGATGTTCAACCAGTGCCGTGATAACCGTGGGGTGTTTGCGAAGGATAACGACGCAACACAGGCGGAGACGGTGGAGTTCGTCAACGCACCTCTCGGCACGTTGGACGCGCTACAGGCTCAGGCGCAGGAGCAGATGGCTGCAGTATCAAGCATCCCTCTGGTTAAGCTCCTTGGCATATCACCTGCCGGGCTTAATGCTTCCTCAGACGGTGAGATTCGCGTCTTCTACGACTACATCCACGCTCTGCAGCAGTCGATGTTCAAGGACAACCTGAAGCGCGTTCTGGACATCATTCAGCTATCCGAGTTTGGCGACATCGACCCTGAAATCTACTTCGAGTTCGAGCCTCTCTACGAGATGAGCGCGAAAGAGAAAGCGGAGATTCGGAAAATCGATGCCGACACTGACCTTGTTTATGTCACTGCTGGCGCGCTGTCTAACAACGAGGTGCGCGAGAAGATCGCCGAAGACCCTGAATCACCCTATCACTCACTGGACCTAAGCGATGACATCGACCTCGAAGAAGAAGACGGCGAAGACATCGACCCAGAGGACGATACCGCCAGTCAGACCTAACGCAGGTGTTGAGGCATGGTATCGACGCCAGCTCGATAAGCAGATACGAGAGATGCAGAAGTCCGTTGTGTACTGGCTAACCGCAAACTACAAAGCGAGTGGAGCGGCGGTGGCAATGGACGCATCTCCGGCTGTGTTTATGCGTGAAGCGATGAAAAAACTGGCTAATCGCTGGACGAAATCATTCGACAACATTGCGCAGAAGCTTGCCGACAGGTTCGCTGGCGATGCCATGAAGAACTCTGACGTGTCGTTGCATAACGCGCTGGAGACTGCTGGCTTCACGGTTGAGTTCAAAATGACCGCGCCGATGAATAATGCACTACAGGCGACCATTGCCGAAAACGTCGGACTGATACGCTCCATCCCGGAGAAGTATTTCACCGAAGTCGAAGGTCTGGTGATGCGCTCTGTGGCTCGCGGTCGCGATCTGTCATATCTCACCGATGAATTGCAGAAGCGTTACGGCATCACCCGGAGACGGGCGGCGCTGATTGCTCGCGATCAGAACAACAAGGCCACCTCCGTCATGCAGGCGGCTCGGCAGAAGTCACTCGGTATCACGCAAGGTATCTGGCGACACTCTCACGCTGGTAAAGAACCTCGTCCATCGCACGTGAAAGCGGACGGTAAGAAGTTCGATATCGACAAGGGAATGTATCTGGATGGCAAGTGGTTAATGCCAGGTGAGGAAATCAATTGCAGATGTACATGGTCACCAGTCATACCCGGTCTTAGCTAGACGGAATAAACAATGAAAACAACTGAACGGTTGGCATTTGACCGCGCATCCGTGCGCACGTTTGATGGCAACGGCAGGCTTCAGGTAAAGGTCAGCAATATCAGCAAGGCGAATGTTTGCCCCTATTTCGGGCGAGAGATTCCAGGCGCTGATAAGTTAGGGCTGGACCCCGAGAAGATTTACTACCTCTGGCGACACCCTGACGAACTGAAGAAAGCCGTAGCAACATTCAACAACATCCCACTCCTTTCAATCCATACCCCTGACTTCCCCGGTGACCCACCTCGCGAATATCGCGTAGGGGTTACTCACTCGAACGCTGACTTTGACGGAACGTATCTCACTAACGGCCTGTCCGTTTGGGACAACTCCGCTATCGCCGGTATCGAGACGGAAGAGCAGGAAGAATTGTCTTCGTCGTACCAATACGTCGCTGACATGACCCCCGGCACGACACCAAATGGTGAAGTCTATGACGGCATCATGCGGGAAATTATCGGGAACCACGTAGCGCTGGTCGAAACAGGCCGCGCAGGAAGCGACGTATTGGTCGCAGATTCTTTACCACCGGAGTTAAAGCACATGAGCAAACGCAAAGCTGCGGCTATTCGCGCCACGCTGAAGCCATTACTGGCAGCAGACGCGGATCTGGAAGCAGAAGTTCGCAAAGCACTTCTGGCTCTCGATGAAGCCGACAAAGAAGACAAGAAAGACAAGCCGGCCGAAGACGAAGAAACCGAAGAAGAAAAGGAAGAGCGCGAGGCCAAAGAGAAAGCCGCGCAGGACGAAGAGACCGAGGAAGAGAAAAAGGAGCGCGAGGCCAAAGAAAAGGCAGCCAATGACGAAGACGATGACAAGAAAGACGACAAAGTCTCCAAAACGGCTATGGACTCTGCGATCCGCTTGGCAGCTGACAGCGCAACCAAAAAGGCCGCGCAGAACTTCCGCGAAATCCGTGAAGCTGAACTGGCTGTGCGCCCTCTGATTGGCGATGTGGTGGCGATGGACTCAGCGGCTGATGTCTACCGTACCGCCCTTGAGCAGTCCGGCGTCGACATCAAAGGCGTCCACCCGTCCGCGTTCCCGTCACTGGTGAAAATGGCGATCAGCCAGAAAGAAAGCTCACGTCCTGCCGCTTTAGCTCAGGATTCCGCATCAATTAGCGAGTTCGAGAGCGCATTCCCGACCGCTGGCAAACTGAAACGAGGTTTCTAACATGGCAGGTTTTCAGAAGGTAATTAATCAGTACCCAGCCCCTGGTGTCGAAGGTGGCTTTGCGAGCACTAACCCACACGCAACATACCTCGCTGGCGAGGCGGCCCTGGTAGCTGGCACTGGCGGCCTGACTGTAGGTCGTTTCGCATGGGACGTAAACGGCAAAGCAACTAACGCAGGCACCGGCGCACCATCAGGGTTTGTGCTTAACGATGGTCAAGCGTCAATCACCGTATGGCTGGGTGAAGCGTCCATGCTGATTCAGCCTGGTCGCGAAGTCACCCTGGTGACTGCTGGTGATTTCTGGGCTCGAACTTCTACCGCAGCAACTCGCGGCCAGAAAATCTTCGCATCGCTGACAACCGGGCAAGTACAAACCGGTGCAGCTGGCGCAACCATTTCCGGTTACGTCGAGACCGTATTCTCTGCTGGTAGCGCTTGCGACGCTAACGAGCTTGTCAAAATCAGCACCTGGAGCAAGTAATGAGCGAATTTCAGAAGCACTACTCAGCCGCAAGCGGCAAATACGGCATCATCCTGCCGGGCGCACGTGAATACCTGAATCCTGACTTCGCCCAGAACTACCAACTGGCGATGGATGCGCAACCAACAATGGTTACCGAAAACAACGCAGGTATCCCGGCATACTTCACAAACTACGTTGACCCTGAGCTGATCCGCGTACTGGTCACTCCGATGAAGGCAGCAGAAATCATCGGTGAAACCAAAAAAGGCGACTGGACCACCCTGAGCTCTCAGTTCCCGATCGTCGAATCAACCGGTGAGACCAGCTCTTACGGTGACTTCAACAACAACGGCATGACCTCAGCAAACGTGAACTGGGTTGCGCGTCAGTCCTACCACTACCAGACCCACACCCGCTGGGGTGAGCGTGAACTGGATATGTACGGCGCAGCGCGTATCGGTTACGCCGCAGAACTGAACGTAGCGTCTGCTCTGGTTCTGAACAAGTTCCAGAACAAATCCTACTTCTTCGGCATCGATGGCCTGGCTAACTACGGGCTGCTGAATGATCCGTCTCTGTCTGCACCAGTTACTCCGGGCGCAACTGGCACTGGCGGGGCAATCACCTGGGACAGCAAAGACGGCCAGGCTGTTTACGACGATATCGCTGGCAAGCTGTATGCTCAGCTGGTTTCTCAGACCAAAGGCCTGATTGAACGCACTGACTCAATGACACTGGCAATGTCGCCAACTGCGGAAGTCAACCTGACCAAGACCAACATGTACAACGTGAACGTGTCCGATCTGCTGAAGAAGAACTTCCCTAACCTGCGCGTAGAAACAGCTGTTGAATACTCCACTGATGCAGGTGAGATGGTTCAGCTGATCGCCGACCGTCTTGGTGAGCAGGACACGGCGTACGCAGCATTCACCGAGAAGATGCGCGCCCACGCTGTTGTGGTCGAAGAGTCTTCATGGAAACAGAAAAAATCTGGCGGTACCTGGGGCGCGATCATTCGCCAGCCGCTGGGCATTGCTTCAATGCTAGGAGTGTAATTGATGTCAGAGAAAATCGTCGTGGGGTGCAAACTCCCTAATGGTCTGGTTGTTGAAGTGGATGGCTATGCAGTCACCCTTAACGGTTCAAATTCAGCAATCGTTGTTGGTGGTTATGGACTGACCGAAGGCGTCGATAAAGACGCTTTTGACAAATGGTTGGAGGTGCATAAAGACCAGCCATACGTGAAGAAAGAACTGGTCTTTGCTCAGGCCAAAGCAGCAAGCGCCCAGGCTAAGGCAGCAGAAAACGAGGATGTTAAATCTGGCCTCGAAGGTTTGCCTCAGGATAAACCAGCACCGGGAATCGAGAAAGACAAAGAGGCCATGAAGGCTAAGGGTTAATCATGGCTATCGTTGTCTTTGATATTGCCGCATTCCGCGAACGTTACCCGGAGTTCGACACCGTAAGTGACTCGTTGCTGAATGCGTATTTTGTTGAGGCAACGGTTTACCTTGATAACACGGATTGCAGTGTTGTGACGGATCCTGTTATCAGGGCCGTCTACCTCAACATGCTGGTTGCTCACCTTGCCGCACTGAATTCAGGTGTGAATGGGAAAGCACCATCCGGGTTGGTTGGGCGCGTAGCGAGCGCATCAGAAGGTTCTGTATCCGTATCACTTGGCGAAGTTCCATCAAGCGGCGCTTCGTGGTGGTACCTGCAAACTCCTTATGGGGCTGCTTACTGGCAGGCAACAGCAGCATACAGAACCGCTAGCTACGTTCCCGGCGCTTCGCCATCCAATTACCCTGGCCATTATTACCGGCGCGCTAACTGGCGGAGATAACCATGACAACTTTCAGTGGGGGATCTGCGCTAGAGGCGAAATTAGCTGAGCTTGCCGAGAAAATTGGCGATGGAAAAACACTGAGGGTCGGGTTTCTTGAAGGGGCAACATATCCTGATGGTACATCCGTTCCGATGGTGGCCGCTGCTAACGAGTTCGGTGACCCTGCTATGAACCGACCGGCGCGCCCATTTTTCAGAAACATGATCGCCGATAACTCGCCAGCATGGCCCAGAGATATGGCAAAGATTGCACAAGCCACTGGGTATGATGCCGACACGATGCTTGGAATGATGGGGGAGCACATCAAAGGGCAGTTGCAGGGCTCTATTCGTGACCTTATGGAGCCAGCTTTATCCCCGGTTACCATCGCCAAAAAGGGATTCTCAAAGCCTCTTATCGAGACATCACACATGCTAAACAGCGTCGACTACGACATTAAGGATGGCGTATGAACCTGCGCGGCATTGCAAACAGCCTTACAAGCACCATCAACCCGAATGTTACTGGAGTATTCCAGGTTAACACCGGCTTCACCACGCTCCCCGGCGGGAAGAGAGTTCCGTCATTTAACAGCGTTGATGTGACGGTGCAGTTGCAGGAGCTTTCATCTACAGACCTGCGGCAAGTGGATTCCGTCAACATTCAGGGAATCCTGCGCAGCGCTTATCTGAACGGAAATTTCAACGGCGTGAACCGGCCCGAGCAAAAGGGTGGTGACATTCTGATGATTGGCACTGAGAAGTGGCTGGTTGTGAAAGTCCCAGAGCTTTGGCCTGACTGGTGTCGGGTGATCATAAATCTCCAGAGGTCATCATGACGCCGACCCTCGATATCAAAGAACTGGACCTGCTAATTCCGCTCCAGGCGTTTCTGATGGAGATAACCGGTCTGAGCATCGATAACGTGCTTGATGGTCAGCAAAACCTGACCGCAATGCCACTCGGTGACTTTGTCATCATGACGCCGATGAAGCAGATTGGGCTATCAACAAACCGCGTAAATTATGTCGATAACGGCGTGTATGGCGACGGCATCCAGCATAACCAGCGCAGTACTCAATGGCCTTGTCAGATTGACTGCTACGGAGAGAGCGCGGCTGATAACGCTGCAATCATCGGTACGCTGATCCGCTCAGACTTTGCCTGTGAATGGTTTCGCCAAAGTGGCGGAAAGCTATCCCCTCTTTACTGCTCAGACCCTCATCAGACGACGATGATTAACGGCGAGCAACAATACGAAAGCCGCTGGACGCTGGAATTTATCGGTCAGTACAACCCGACCGTGTCAACGCGACAGGACTTTATGGACAGTATCACAGTCGGCGTAATTGCCGCAGATTTAAAATACCCACCGGAGAGTGCATAAATGGCAATCCCATTACGCAAAGATATCCAGATTAACCCTGGCGTTTTGCCTGCGGGCGGTTCAGCGCTTGATCTGAATGGCCTTATCCTTACCGACAGCGGTTATGCTCCGGTAGGTACGGTAATTTCGTTTACCACCAAAGAAGATGTAGCAGCCTACTTTGGCAGCGCGTCTCCTGAGTTCAGCATGTCCGAGATTTATTTCCAGGGCTATGACAATTCTACCAAAACACCTGGCGCACTGTTGTTTGCCCGGTTCAACCCTGATCCGGCGGCGGCATGGCTTCGCTCAGGTTCAATGGCTGCTGTTACGCTTGACCAGCTCAAGCTGCTGAGTGGTGTTCTGACCCTGTCAGTTGATGGGACATCGCACACTTCAGCCAGTATCGATCTGAGCACCGCAACTAGCTTTGCGCAGGCTGCAGACCTGATTGAAACCGGCATCGGATCCAGCGTAACCGTTGAGTTCGACACCACGCAGAAGCGTTTCATCATCACCTCTGCAACAGCAGGCGATGCCAGCACCATCACATACGCCACCGGCACTTTGTCGGCAGGTCTGAAGCTGACTGTTGCTACCGGCGCATCACTGTCACAAGGTGCGGATGCTGCGGTAGTTACCGAAGCAATGCAGGCTGTGCTGGATGCCTCGCAGAACTGGGCCATCTTCACTACCTCTTTCACGCCGGATGAAGAACAGGCGCTGGCGTTCTCTGCATGGGTTAACGGGCAGAATTATCGATTCGGCTACGTGCCATTCACCCTGGAAGAGTCGGCGCTGGTATCTGGTTCAACGGATACCCTGGCATACAAAATCATTACAACGTACGACTACTCGAACGCTATTCCGGCATACGGCAACCAAAGTCATGCGGCTAACGCTCTCGGCTATGCTGCCTCTCTCGACTTTGACCGTCAGGAAGGGCGTGTGCCGTTTAAATTCCGCTCTCTTGGCGGACTGCTGCCGGAAGTTACCACGTCAGCGAACTACGATGCTCTGATCGCCAATGGGTACAACTTCTACGGCGCGTACACGGCTAACAACTATGACACGCGCTACTGGGCCGATGGCACCGTAACCGGCGACTTCAAATGGTTCGACTCCTTCTGCTTCCAGATTTGGCTGAACGCCAACCTGATGCAGGATGCGATAGAGCTGTTCCAGTCCAACCGCAGCATTCCATATAACGCGCGCGGCAAGGCAATCATCGAGGCTTCATTCGCTGACACCCTGAATCAGGGCATTACGTTTGGCGGCATCCGTACAGGCGTTAACCTTTCAAGCTCTCAGATTTCTGAGATTCAGAATGCAGTCGGAGCGGATATCTCTTCATCTCTGATCGCGAAAGGCTACTACCTGTATATCGCAGACGCGACGCCTACCCAGCGTCAGGAGCGCACAAGCCCAAGTATGACCCTCTGGTACTGCGACGGCGGTTGCGTGCAGAAAATAACTCTCGCCAGCATTGAGGTGCAATAAATGTCGAACACTATTACAAGCGCTGATGCAATCTTTGCCCTCACCGTTACCAACCTGTTTCCCAGTGCGCAGACTCTTGAGGGCTACGCTGCTGACGCGATGTTTGCGCTGGGCGATACAGAGATGGCCGTAGGGGTTCGTGGTGCCGACGGTAAGCTTTCCGGCGGGTTCGTGTTTGGTGAGTATCTCCAGACGATTACCATCATGCCTGACAGCCCATCGCGGGATATGTTTGAGACCTGGCAGCTAACCTCGCTGACGTCGAAGGCTATCTTCCGCTGCAACGCGACAATCATCCTCCCGGCAATCAGCCGAAAATTCACGCTCACTAACGGCATCCTGCAGCGCGTTAAGGCTATTCCTGACGCGCAGCGCGTACTTCAGGCGATGACCTTCCAGATCAACTGGGAAAGCATTACTCCAGAAGACTACAACGCATAAGGGATCATATGGCACGTAAAGAAATTTACTACACCGTCGAGGATAAAGGCCGTGACCAGGGCAAGGTGTTCTTCATTCGCGAAATGGCTGCTTCACAGGCTGAATGGTGGGCTATCCGCGCAGGACTGGCGATGGCTAAGAACGGCGTTAATCTTCCGGATAACTTTTCAGATATGGGCATGGCAGGCATGGCAAAAGTCGGCCTCGAAATGGTGGCTCAGATTTCTCCAGACGAGGCACGGCCTTTACTGGATGAGCTGATGAAGTGCATCCAGTTTGTGCCAGACCCAACCAACCAGAGCATTAAGCGCGGATTAATCGATGACGACACCGAAGAAGTGGTGACTCGACTGAAGCTACGTAGCGAGGTGTTCAAGCTTCACGTTGATTTTTTCGCCACCGTCGCAGGTTAGACATCCCGCCAGTAATGGGGAGTGATGTTGCCGGGTTGGTAAATTATGAAAACGTGCCAAGCACGATCGCAACCATCGTCTCCTCAAAGCTTGCGACCCTCTATGAACTGGACACTGTCTACGGAACAGAGGATTTGTGGCGTTTGCTGGAAATTAACACCGTGGATAATTACAACCAGATGGTCATCAACAGGGCGCAGGAGAGTGGCTGATGGCGACGATTATTGATTCACTGGTCGTTACCCTCGGCCTCGACCCATCCGGATTTAAAAAAGGTCAGGATGAGGTTAAGAAGGGCCTGAACGATACCAGAAAGAACGCGGACCAGACCGCAAAAGATATGGAGGCTGCCGGTAAAAGGGCGGCCTCTTTCTTTGGGTCAATTCGCACTGAGTTGCTGGCGCTTGTAGGCGTAACCCTGTCAGCGCAGGGTATCAAGACATTCATCACATCCATGACATCGGATCTGATGCGGCTCGGCATTGAGTCCCGTGCGCTGGACATCTCTGCCAAGTCTCTTGATGGATGGGAAAGAGCGGCGACCGCTGCTGGTTCCAGTGCTGAGAAAATGGCTGGCACTCTGGGTTCATTTCAGAAAGTGCTCACTCAAATCAGGACCGGCGGCGGACAGGATGATCCGCTTTTCGGTGCGCTTGCTGCTTTCGGTGGTGCTACCGGCGCGAACTTCGATTATCAGAACGATAACTCCGAAGCGATCATGCGTAAGATTGCCGCCAACTGGGGCAAATTAAGCAAAGATGCGCAGCGAAGATTCGGCGGTATGTTCGGATTCGACAATGCGACCCAGCAAGGCCTGGCTAATGGTAGTCTGGTTCAGGACGCCGACCGGTTCGCCAAGATTTCCAAAGCGACTGACGAAGCCACCAAAAAGGCGCTGGAGTTCAACCGCCGCCTTGAGGAGATGAAGCAAAACTTTGCCGCTGCATCTCAGGTGCTTTACGAGGCCATGATCCCCTATGTCGAAAGGATCATACCGCTCATCGCCAAGTTCGGAGACTGGATTGCCAGTCATGGCCCAGAAATCGAAAAGTTCTTCTCTGATTCCGCGGATGAAATCAACAAGGTTGTCGATGCAGTCGGCGGCCTGGAGAACGCGTTAGAGATTCTGCTGGCCTTTGTTGTGGGCAAGTGGGCGCTTGGGATGGTTGGCGCGATAGCTAGCGTTGGTGGCTCTCTCGGTGGTCTTGCGGCAAACCTCGTTGGCATTGTTGCTAAAAACCCCTGGCTACTGATGCTAGTCCCCGCGAACAACACCCCTAACACCACAGAGGAGCTTTCCTCGATTGGTGGAGTTGGTAGCAACGTCCCGAAAACTGACATGGAAAAGCTTCAGGCCGGATGGAGCTACGATGACAGCAAAGGCGGCTGGATTTCTCCCAAATCTGCCCCGCGAGGAATCAGGAATAACAACCCTGGCAACCTCAACTTTGCAAATCAGGCAGGGGCCACGAAGGAAGGAGGTCAAGGCGGCCGGTTTGCTGTGTTCGAGTCGATGGAGCATGGAGTAGCGGCTCTCTATAAGCAGCTACAGATTTACTTCAAGAAAGGGGTGAATACCCTTTCATCCATCGTCAAAACATACGCCCCAGCATCCGATGGGAACAACGTCGATGCGTACGTGTCAGCCCTCTCAAAGGCAACCGGAAAGGGGGCTAATGAGGCTATTGATGCCGGAGACACCACCACCATCGCAAAACTGATGAAGGGGATCGTCGACCATGAGAACGGGAAAGGCTACATCAGCTCGTCCGATATCATGGGCGGCATTCAGTTAGGTGCCGGCTCATCAGCCGCGCGTAACGCTCCTGCTCAATCAGGCAGCCAGACAACCATCAGTATTGGCAAAATCGACATGCAGACATCTGCGGGTAACGCCAATGCGCTTGGCATGGACATCCAGAGAAACCTTCAGAGAAACCGCCTGGTGACACCGGCAATGACAGGGCAGGGTTAACATGGCTTTTTCACTGAACGAAACAACGCTACTCAGCGCGATAAACAGCGGCAATATCTTCTCGATCATCAACAGCACTCTCTCACCCGGTTACGGAATTTATCTCAAGTCGGGATTGAGAGCGCTGTCACCTTCTTCATTTCTGGGTATTGAGTACGGTGCGGATGCCTCAGTTGTGTCCGCGCCGATCGAGAAGGGTTCGTACAGCTCATTCAACAAGGTAAAGCGGCCGCCGGTTATTCGCGTTCTTTTCACGCTTGAAGGGTGGACCGGGTTTAGTGGAAGCATCCCAAACCTTACCAACTTCACCCTTACCAGCCGATCGGACATGCTGGCGGCGCTGGATGCGATGGTTGCGGATGCGCAGGTTTACGACATTGAGACGCCGGATACGACGTATGAGGATTATGACCTTGTCCGTTATAACTACCGGACATCAGATCGCGATGTGACCCTTCTCACCGTTGAGGCTATTTTCCAGTCCGTGCTGGAAGAGGCGGAGGTCACACTGACCAGCACTACCGCCAATAGCAACACAACGGCCAATGCCACGAGCAAGGCTGCCAGTACAGTGACGGAAAAGGCGAACTCAACCGCGACAAACTCCACGCTTGAAGACGTGAAGGGCGCGCTAACCGGCCTGAAAGAGTCGGTATCAAGCGCATCTACCACTGTAGCGACATCGGTAAGTAATGCGGTGAGCAGCGCAACATCAGGTGCTACGAGCGCCATTAATGGGGCGGCTACATCTGCAATAAACAACCTCGCTACGACGGTTGATGAGCTGGTTGCGGGGTTATCCTGATGCAGAACATATCCCTCAAGCCTTTAAAGGCGCAGGAAGTGAGCGTAAACCTCGCAGGGCAGTCAGTAACGCTGCGTATCGTGCAGCGGTCCACCGGCCTGTTCATGGACATTGGAGTTGATAATCTCTGGATAGCGCAGGGCGTTCTCTGCCTGAACTGCAACAAGATTGTCCGATACCCCTACCTGAAGTTCAGTGGTGAGCTTTTCTTTGCCGACACAAAAGGAAGCCTTGACCCGGTTTACGATGAGCTAGGAACGCGATTCAAGCTCTTCTACGCCACAGCAGAAGAGATGGCGACATGACGTACAAAAAGAGAGCGCTTAAATTTGAGTTCACGCTAAAAGACGGAGAGTTTGACGAATCTGGCAACAACATCCTCACCATAGACAACATTAAGGCGGAAATTGAGATCGGGGCGTATGGCGGAATCACCGGCACCACGCTTGAGGCTCGCGTGTATGGACTGAGTATCGATAACATGGCTCTGCTCAGTTATAAGGGCATCCAGTTGAATGGTGCCAAGCAGAACATGATGAAGGTATGGGCCGATGACCGCCCGGTGTTCTTTGGGTCGATAACAAACTGTTTCGCGGATCTTAACCAGATGCCGGATGCGCCGCTGATTATCAGCGCGTTTTCAACCGGTTTTGACCAGTCGATTACCGCCGCGCCATTCTCAAAAGAGGGTGTTGCCAGCGTCAACGAAATCATCACCACGATCGCCGCGAGCATCGGCTATACCGTCGTTAACAATGGTGTACTGGCGAAGCTTGAAAATCCGTACTTTGAAGGGAATCCAATCTCCCAGATTCAACAGTGCGCCCACGCTGCAGGGATCGAGATAGACTTCCGGCTTGGCGCTATCTACATCTGGCCGCAGGGCGGAAGTATTGACGACACCATCCCCCTTATTTCTCCTCAGCACGGGCTCATAGGGTATCCAGTGTTCAGCAACTACGGCATTAACTTACAGTGCCAGTACAGCGATCTGATATTGAGAGGGCGCAAGATTCAACTGGAAACGTCATTGCCAAATGGCAGCGGTGTTTACACGGTACAGTCAGCGGTACACCACCTGTCGACCTGGACCGAGGGCGGTCCTTGGTCAACCATCGTCTGGGCGTCTATTGGTCAGCTTACTGTGAGGCAATGATGAATTTATTCACTAACCGCCCGCAGGACACATCGTCAGAAGCAAACGCGCAGCAGTTCCTGATGCATCAGTTTCTCATGGGCAAAGCGTTCATCACTCTCGCCCTGGTGACTGCCGTCAATGACAGCGGAGAGGTGGTATCAGTTAAGCCAATGGTCGACGGTTTCACCGGTGGCGGCGATCGCATTCCTTCCGGCGTGATTAGCGGTGTTCCGGTATGGAGGCTACAGCGTGGGGCAAGCGCCGTAATTATGCCACCTGTAGAGGGTGATATTGGCCTGATCGCAATCTGCGACCGAGACATCACGGCAGTAAAAGCAACAAAAGACGCCGCGCTACCTGGCTCAAACAGGACACACAGTTATTCTGATGCCATTTATCTCGGCGGAGTGCTGAATGCAGAGCCAAGCCAGTATGTGAAGTTCGCCAATGATGGGATCGACATAGTTTCCCCTCTGGTCGTTCAGGTGAACGGGAATGCAGTCGTCGTTAATGCCGATGAGAAAATATCTCTCAATGCTCCAATCATTGAGGCGAACGGACAGCTTACGCAGGGCTCAGGAAGCTATGCCGGAGATGCAACGTTCGGTGGATCAATTACTGCAACTGGAGAGGTCACTGGCAACGGCATTCACCTCTCCTCTCACCGACATGGTGGTGTAGAATCTGGGAGTTCAACCACACAGGGACCGCAGTGATGAAAAGCATAATATTTGTATTGTCATGGGTTGCTCTTATGTCCTCACCTCTGGCCCTGGCCCAAGGTGATAAATTGGAAGATATTTGTTACCAAAGCATGAGATACAACGTTTCTGTCCAGATGGCAGCCAATTCTCTTTCTGGGCAAGTCAGATCGCATTACGAAGATGAGGCCTTTGATTCTGGTAAATGGCAAGGAATCAGCCATGAAGAGACGGAAAGGATGATACGGATGGCAGAAAACAACCAATCTTCAATGCAATTCGCGATTCGTTATCAGGGAGATGACTCATTCGCGAATGCTTACAGAAGTGGATATATAAACGACTGCAAGCAGAACCCAGAGAAATATATCTCAAATTAGCATCCGCTAATCCAAAGAAACCCGCCGCAGCGGGTTTTTTATTGCCCGGAGTTTACATGCTCACTAAATCATTCCAGCTGGTGACTGAAAAGTGGGACATCTCACTGGACGACACCGGCAGCATCGCTATCACCTCAAATCCCTACGCAGTGGCTCAGGACGTAGCCTGCGCGTGCTCAACTTTTCTCGGTGAGGCATGGTACGACACCACTCTGGGAATCCCATATTACGAGCGCATTCTCGGTCACTGGCCAGGTACTCAGTTAATCAATACGAAGATGGCTACCGAAGCCAAAAAGCTTCCATACGTCCAGTCAGCGTTCTGCACAACCACCGTAGGGAAAGTTGACCGCCTGGCATCAGGCGTCATGACAATCACCGATACGAACAACATCCAGACCACAATCCAATTCTGAGGTAACAAATGGCTGAAGTAACAGTTAGCACAGCCGTCCCCTCTGTCACGTTTTCCGATACCGGCATTGCCGTTCCTGATGAGATAGACATTCTCAATGGGCGTTTAACTGACCTTGACACCGCTATGGGCGGCGGGATGAGTAAGAGCCTTACCACGCCTCAGGGCCAGATCGCCATGAGCGACACGGCTATCATCGGCGACAAGAACGACAATCTGGCATGGCTGGTTAATCAGATTAACCCTGACTTTGCTGAAGGCCGTATGCAGGATGCGATCGGACAGATTTACTTCATTGACCGGATTGCGGCGATAGGGACAACGGTAACGGCCACGGCTACCGGTCTGGTGGGTACGGTAATCCCGGCTAACAGCATCGCTCAGGACGCCAGCGGCTATCTCTATTACTCACTAGCTGATGCGGTTATCCCGGCATCCGGTGCTGTTGATATCGTTTTCCAGAATCAAGCAGCAGGGCCGATCGCCTGTCCTATTGGCGCACTTAATACCATCTACCGCGCCATCTCAGGCTGGTCTGGCATCACCAATGTTACCGCTGGCGTGCTCGGCAACGAGGTGGAGAGCCGGGCTAACTTTGAATACCGTCGTAAGCAGTCGGTCGCCGGTAACGCGAATAATCAGCTCGGCGCAGTTTATGCGAACGTCCTCGCGGTACCTGGAGTGACTGATGCATACGTGACGCAGAACAACACCGGCCTGACAGTGGAGAAGGGCTTCACAGACTTTGAGCTTGAACCTCATTCACTCTACGTCAGCGTGTACGGAGGAGCATCGGCAGACATCGCAAAGGCGATCTGGCAGAAGCTCCCTCCGGGCCCGTCAATGGTCGGCAACACGAGCTATACCGTTGTCGATGACGTTAACTACGTCCAACCCTATCCAGAGTACGAAATCAAATGGCAAACGCCGTCGGCGGTCAGCGTTTACTTCAAAGTAGAGCTTGCCAATAACAACGCGCTGCCAGGCGATATCGTAAACAGAGTTCGCACCGCCGTTCTCAGCGCATTCAATGGCGAGGACGGCGGCACTCGGGCAAGGATTGGATCGACTATCTACGCCGGTCGCTACTATGCCGGTGTTCAGGCTATCGACAGCGATAACGTGGACATCTTCAGCATCACTATCAGCAGAGACGGCACCACTTACCAGACCTCTGCGTCCTTTGGCATCGATGAGGTGCCAACGCTTGATGCAACCAACATCTCGGTGACACTGGCATGATAAACGTCGCGGATACCATCCTGACGCAGTATGCCGACAGCCCGAAACTTAAATCCCTGATTTACTCGCTCAATGAAGCCGTAGGTATAGAAGGTTTTCTCGATGATTTCTATGACGTGATCTGGAATATCGAGACGGCAGATACCTACGGACTGGACGTGTGGGGGAAGATCGTGGTTGTCGGCAGGCAGCTGACGGTAACAGAGAACAAGATTTACTTCGGCTTCAACGAGGCATCGTCAGACCCAGCACTCGTTGATGACCCGCAGCCATTTAATCATGCGCCTTTCTATTCAGGCGAGCTTTTAACCTCAACCGTAACCCTCACGAATGACGTTTACCGCAAATTGATCATGATGAAGGCTGCGGCCAATATCTCTGATTGCACCATTCCAAATCTGAATAAGTTGCTGATGTTTATGTTCGGAACAAGTGGTAAATGCTATGTCAGAAATGATGGTGAGATGGTCATGAGTTACGTGTTTGAGTTCCCTCTGTCAACGGCGGAGTTAGCCATTGTTCAAAGCTCAGGTGCGCTTCCTGCCCCGATTGGGGTAACAGTTAATATCGTTCAGCAGGTATGACATGAACTCTTCTGATATTCCTTCTCGCCAGATTAAAGCATTTGCCATTAACGGTCTCAAAAACGCTATAGCCGTTGATTCAAGCACTACAACAGATAATTCAGGAACAGCCACCTTTGATAAAGGGTTCCCTCCAATAACAATGCAACCATTAAGTGCAGGAGGTATACCGCCATCAGGGAAAGATATGAATGGCATTTTATATACAATCACACTTAAACAGCAATGGGCAGACTCAGGTGGGGCTTATCCATTCAACCAATCATTTTCTACATCGATTGGTGGTTATCCTCAGGGGTCTGTAATTCCTGCAACAAATATGTCTGGACAATGGCTCAATCTTTTAGATGGTAACGCTACTAATCCAGAAGCAACAGATTCCTCAACAACTGGATGGGTTCCATTAAGTTTCTATGGCTCAACAAGCATATCAGGACTATCTGGAGTAAGCATTACCCTTACATCACTTCAGGCAGCTAGGGACATACTTGTCCTTGCAGGATCATTAACAGCCAACATTAATATAATTCTTCCTTCGTGGGTTAAAATATGGAGGGTTATTAATAATTGCTCTGGTAATTTCCAGGTCACACTGAAAACACTTACCGGAAGTGGAATTCAATGCCCTCAGAAAAAGACGACTCTTATTCGCGGTGATGGTTCAAATATTTTAAGTGACGTATCCATTCAGAGAGGCTGTCAAACATTCACCACCAATGGGTCATTTACTGTTCCTGATGGGGTTACCACTATTTACGTCTCTGGTAGCGCAGGAGGTGGTGGCGGTGGAGGTGGGTATTCATCATCTAATAGTGGGCAGGGTGGTGGGGCTGGACAGTCAATAATGAAACAGCCTTATCAGGTCAGCCCTGGCGATGTGATTGCGATAACAATAGGATCGACTGGTTCTGCTGGCGGAGTTGGGGCGGCAGGTGGTCAGGGTGGGAACACAGTAATTGGAGCGCTGGCCACTCTAAATGGAGGTGGAGGAGGTAATCCAGGTGCGGCATCTGAAGGTGGAAAATCAGCAGGCCTACCAGGAGGGAATGGTGGAATAGCTGGCGAGGATGCAATTGGTTCTGTTCCTGGTTCTGGTGGTTCTTGTCTTATGGGACCTGGCGGTAGTCGTCGCGCAGCTGCTGGAATCGCTGGAATTAATGGCGGTGGAGGAGCTGGTGGATATGTGAATGCTCCTGGCGGTACGGGTGGGACTGGGATTGTCATTATTGAATACTAACTGGTGAACTATGAGTATCTCTGAAACTATTAAAGCGCAAAAATATGCGGCAATCGCAGAAGTATCAGCAGCCGAATGCGCCATATATGCGAACGTACTAAAAGGTGCACCAAACTATGCAGCAGAGGCTGCCGCCTCTGCCTCTGCTGCTGAACAGTCAGCATCTTCGTCTGCAGCGAGCTCATCTAATGCACAAGAGTATGCCAGTTCTGCATCCTCTTCGGCTCTTAGTGCCTTTGAATCAGCACAAACAGCTGGAAATGCAGCTGCGGCTGCTGTAGGGCAGTGCATCCGTGTTCCAACCGGGGAGTTAACAAGTCCATTACCTGTAGCCGCTGACAGGAAACAATCTGCGCTAGTTTTTGATGCTGATGGAAATTCTTCCATTAAACCCCTCTCTGGATTTGCTTTGCTTGATAGCGATGGAAAAATACCTGCATCTCAAATTCCATCTATTGCGATATCACATATATTTGTTGTATCAAGAGAATCCGAAATGCTAGCTCTTGATGCTTATACTGGGGATGTGGCGAAAAGGACTGATCTTGGCTTTTCATTAATGTTGAGTCAGACGCCAGCCAGCACTTTAGGTAACTGGGTAAGACTTAACGATGACGTTTTGGCAGAACTGGCTCAGCCAACTGGCTCAGATCTGATTGGCTCGCCTTACGGAACTCTTACTGACGTCGCAGAAGATGTCCAAAGTAAAGTTAATCAGATAGACCTGTCTGGCGCTAAAGGTTTGGCACTGGTCGGCGTGTGTCCAGATGTTTCTACCTTGAGAACTTTATCCGTTCCGGCAGGCAAAAAGGTAATGTTGCTGGGCTACTATTCGTCAAAGCCAGGAGTTGGTGGAGGGCTTCTTTACGCTTCTTCTGATACATCATTATCAGATGATGGTGTAAGGGTTTTTGTAACCAATGATGGAACAAGACTGATTAGAGAAACAAATGGCGACCTGTATGCGTCCTGGGCAGGGGCAATCGGTGACTGGAACGGCACGACAGGAACTGATAATAAGGCAGCAATTGAAAGACTCATTGCTGCGGCAGGAACTTCTTATCGTTGGGTTATAGACCTGAATAATGTTGGAGTTAGCTCTGTAGTAATTAATGGAAGGAACGGATGGAAGGGACACATAGAGGGAAGTGTGTTCAATATCTCGGCTAAGCCATCTTCATCTGCCGTAGACAGAAGGTCACAAGATGGAGGTGTCTTTCCAACCTTTAAAATAACAAACTCAGATAACTGGAAATTAACTGGTGGTTATATTGATAACCGGTATCGAGAGGCTTTCTACATAGAAACATGCAACGGGTTTGTATGGTCCTGTGATGTAAAAGGAAGTGGAATTAACGACAATCTAAATGGAAACTATTTAAGATATTGTAGTAATTTTAAAATTGAAAACGCCACAATCTATAAGTCTGGAGCAATTCCCATAACGGGTTATTATTCATGGGTTCAAGCTTTGTTGTTGTGGGATTGTCATTTTTTCGGTATCACTAACATCATATCCAATGAGAATGCAGGGAATGGCATCTACATCGGTAGTAACGTGACGGATTATTATATTGACGGTTTTCAGACGAATAAAAATGCAATGTCTGGGATTCAGTTGGCGTGGTCTAGTTTTGGCACCTTCCCGCAACGAGGTAGCATTTCAAATGGAGTGATTTCTGGCAACAGAGCTGATGGTATTGATATTAACAACACCATGGCTAGTGGTATCGTTAGGATTGATCTGTCAGTAAATAACATAACGCATAGCAATAATGGTTATAACACGGACGGAACAGTTACTGCTGATGGGTCAGGACTAGGAACATTTATAAATGTTTCCCACTGGGGCGTGACAGGATGCAGTGCGACTTCACCTGCCAGAGCTGGTTTGTTTATTAGTTCTTGCGAAAATTTTCGCGTTGATAATAGCTTTGTTAATAAACAGCAAACTTCAAATAGCGAAAATCACGGTTTCTATATTGAAAACTCAAACAACTTCGATGTGGATATTGATGTTATTGTAGATTCATCAAATACCGGCATGTACAGCATTAGAACGTATGGGGTAATTGAAAATGGTACATTCAGAGGTAGATACACAGGCAGAGCAGTCATAGGAACAGATTCTACGTATATAAACTGCAATGCAGAAAATGCAGTTTTTATATCTCCAACTACCGTTAATGTTCTTTTCCCATTCAGAAAATGCAACATAGTTTGTTCTGGAACAAATGCAGCTGGTATTTATTCATCCGTAAATGGGTGTCGTTTTGTATCAAATGCTGGGCATGGAGGGGTTGTATATGGCAGTGGAATTTCAATTGATAACTCTGAAATTACAGGAACTGATGCCGGGCTGTGGGTTAATGACGGATTTAACAGGATAAGTGCGAGAGGAAACAAAATTTCAGGAGGAACAAGCTCTGGACTTAGGATTAATACAGGAAGCAAGCATATCATTGAAAACAACAGTCTATCTTCAACAGGTGGAAACAGTGTCATCATAAGTAACGCTACTGCCGTTACCTACATTGGTAATGATGACTCAACAAGCCCAACAAACTTTTCCGGAACGGCGTTCACTTTGAATAATTAA